AAAGGAGTTACACTTTCCGATCTTGTAGCAAACTCTTGTTTAATATATTCTACTTCACTATAATCTAAAGTAATAATATCACTTGATTTTCTTACATTATTACCTTCAATTGCTGCAAAGTTAAGATCAGCAGTTGGATCAACATTTAAAACTGGACCATATATCATATCAACAGAGTTGGTATAATGTCTTGGTCTCAATTCTTTATTTTTTCTATCAATACTATTATTGATTTTTATCTTATCATCTTGAGGTTTAAATCCATTAAAGTTATCAACAAAGAATCCTGACTTAAATCTGTTTAATCCACTAGAATCTGAAACAAATAAATTGGCAGTATTTGTTTCTAAAAGAGATAATGCTGTATAATACTCAAGACTGGTTATTCTATTTTCAAGACCTTTAATATCGGTCATTCTAAATCTCTTATGTTCCATGAAATGAACAGAAGCTTGTTCAGGAGAATAGAGATATGGTGGTAATGAAATTTGTGCTATTTCTAATGCATCATCAACAGGAGAAGGTTTTTTTGGATTATCTGCAGGATCTCCATACTTAACTTGGAATTTACCATCTTTTGTCAAATAAACTCTATCTTTTCTACCTTGATAGTATGCATAATGAGTGAAGATTGTTTCATCGGATGCTAAAATATTTGCAGAAGAGTTTCCATCGGCATTAAATGTTCTACCATCAAATTCAAGAGGAGAACGTGCATCTACAGCAACTGAATATGGAGAAACTCTTGGTCTAATATCAAAGAGATCCGTTGTACGGAATCCACCAATAGTATCAATCTCTGTGCCACGTTCAAAATCAGCATAAGAATTTGCTGTAGTTACATCACCTGTATCATTAGAATCGTAAGAACAACTCTTAAAATATATTATTAATTTTTTCTCTGCAGGTTCAGAATCTACTTTTCTGTTTATTCTACCATAATCGTAGAAAGTTGGTTCTTGACCACTTTCATAAGTATAATTTGCAGAAACATCAAAACTAGTTGATTCTAAAGTAGAAACCACTGCTGTAGTATTTGATTCAGCAAAAGTCAGTGCTTCTCCTTCTTTAAATCTTAAATCATTTTTATAAAGAATAGTAATTTTTGCAGAAGTATTTTTTTCTGCAACGACAGCTATTGCACCACTTCTAGCACCTTTTACTACTTCACCAACTAATAAATCAGAAGTTGTACCAGTAAGATTAGTTATTGATGTTAAATTAATTGCTGGTGCAGATGGATCTCCAGTATTTTCTGACTCAAAGATACCATGTATTTCAATTACATCAGGAACATTCAAAGAGATAATTTCATCTTGAACTCTTGTTCCAAATGGATAGTTTCCATAAAGTAAACCATCATTTAATGTGGTAGCACCAAATCCAGATCCCTCTTTTGAAGACTTATTAACTATTATTGATTTTACTCTATCCTTTATCTTTAATTTTGCTTTAGGTTTAGCTTTTCTTAAAGTAGCAATAAGGGTTGCAGCAGTATCATTACTACCAAGACCATAAATCTGTAATGTTTTTCCATCACCAGCAAATGAAAAATTGGAAGAATTTACTGCTTCTGTAGTTCCATCAGATCTTATTAAAGAATATCTTTCTTCATCAAATGCTAAAAATATTTCATTAGTTCCTGCAGTTGGAGTCGTAGAAGAATCAAGTTGTCCGTTAGTTATATTAACTGTAAAGGTTTTCCTAATAGTTAATGTTGCATCTGTTAAATCAACCTCTGAAATAGAAGTTCTTGGTAAATGAGTATATAATGTATTATCAAGAGAACCTGCAAGATCAGTGGTTAACAAAGTAAAGTCGGATGCTTGAAAACCATTAGTATGAATACCTGCCGAACCAATTGTTGGTAACTTACCATTAGCAATTCCAGGAACAGTTGTTACTCCAGCAATAGTGATGCTATTACTTCCAACAACAGTCACTCTTCCAAAAATTGGATCATTACTAGCTTTTGTATCGGTATATTTAACTAAATTACCAACAGATACTGCTCCAGGAAATAGTGGATTTGCAGAAGTTACAACACTTGCATTACTACTTTCTTGCCCTATTCTTGCTGCTCCAAAAACAATATTATCAGACTGAACAACATCGGCATTAAATTTATCACCACCAGTAAGTCTGTCATTTGACCCAAAAACAGATTTTACATCAGATAATTTATATTGAGTTATTGCAGTAATTATTCTACCGTTAGCAATACCATCAAATAATAATGCTTCATTTTTAATAAAGTCTCCAGTTGTTTCATATAAAGTTACTGAAGTGCTGTTACTAACTGCAGATTTTATAAATCCAGTAGCACCACTATTAGCACCTTTAACAAAAGTTGGAACTGCAAGAGTAACATTTTGATTTAATGTAAGAGAAGTATAAGTTTGAACATCATATAATGATACTTTCCATTCATTTAAAGATCCATTATTAGCATCATATGATCCAGATTCTAATCTGTAATCATAAACCCTTGCAACTCCAATTTCACTTCCAACAGCAGTTGTATCTGAAGTAAGACCAACTCTTTGGTCACGGAGACTTAAGACGTAAGTATTACCAATACCAACATCTGGATTTCTAAGAGTTCTGTTTAATTTTAAAGTAGGACCAGTATTATAAATTATTGATTGATCTTTAACTAGTTTAGTTGTTCTTGGTTTTTTAACATCCAAAAATGTTGCATTATCAACTTGAATCTCATATCCACGAACAAATGCTTTACCTGGAGAGAACTTGTAAAGTGCTAAATCCGAAGATGCAGTTGCTCCACTATAAGTATATTGACCAGATTCAAAAAAACCTTTGTTACCAAGACCATCATTTAATGAATCTAATACAGTCAAATCAAATGGTTTTACATAATAATCACCAGATTCTGCATAGGTTCTCCTTGCAAGAATATCAGTAATATCATCTCCACCTACTCCACCTCCACCTGTGCCTCTTTTATTTTTAGTTTTTATTGCACCATTAACAATAGTAGCAAGTTCAACAAAACTATCATCGTCAAAATCAGTAGTTGCTTTTTTAAATAAACTAACGGATATTTTTAACCTGTCAGCACCTGGTGCAGAGTAGTTGTTAAAACCTTGAGAATTATCATTTAAATTTTCATCTATATCAGCATTTATTATTTCTTCATTAACAAATAACCCAACCCTATATGATGGTTTAAAACTATACTGATCTAATATAAGAGTTTCTTGATTTACATTAACAAAATTTCCTCTAACAAAATATACACCGTCTTGAATCTGGAATGAGGATCCAGTTGCAGTTGAATCTGTAGATATTGTTTGTGCAAACGGAGTTCCAGCAGCAATTGTTGTATTACCAAGAAGACCTGATGTTATTGTAGAAGTGCATGTTAAATTTTCTCCATCAGAAAATTCTTCTGTTGAATTATTTGCAGTACTTGAATTTAAATAATTGATATAAAGTGTTAAATTACCTCTTTCAGAATCTGCTGATGTTAAAATTTTATCAACAAATGCAGTAACACCAGATCTTTCACCAGTTATCTTTGTCCCAACTAATTGATCAGCATATGCTTCTACAGGTACTCCAAGATAATCATTGTTTAATTGAACGCATTTATAACGTTGAGAAAATCCAGTATTTCCAGGTATTACCTTTGCACCCTCTTTAAAGAAATGTTGACCAAATTTTTCAACCTGATTTTGTAATATTGATTGTAGAGTCGTTAATTCTCTCGCCTGTACTGGAACGCCAGGTTTAAATAAAACTCTATGATAATCGTTTGCAGCATCAAAATCGTCAAAATACGGTGCTACGTTTAGATTTGTTTGCTGTGACATAATTCTTTAGAACTGCAAGATAACTTTAATATCTTCTTTTTGGTTGGCTGATCTGGTTATTGCTGGTCGATTATCGACATAAATGATGTTTCCTGCATGTTTTTTAACTTCAGGACCCGCTATTCCAGCAGTAAATGATTGACCAAGGTAGTATGTTTTATTATTTATTATGGTAGAGATACCAGTGAAGGCCGAGTCAATTTCTAAATTTGACCCTGTAGAAGGAACAATTACTTTACTTCCACCACTAGAAGGTGTTGCTGTAAATTGATTTAGATTAAATCCATATTTTGGATTAGTTTCTGCAGTACCAACTGTAGCAAATCCAGATACAGATCTGTCTTGCCAATATTTTAATACTCCAGTTGTTTGGTTATAATTTATAACTCGCCCAACAGCAGTTGAACCAGTTGCAATTGTTTGAGTAACGTAAGCATCTGGAGTAAATGTTGCAGAACTATATCCAGTACCAGTCAATCTTAAACCGTTTACTGCTGCTGCTTTATCAACAGATAGTAAAGTTCCAGTACTAACTTCTGGATTTTCTACAACACCAACTCTAGCAATTTGGTTTCCTGTTACAAAGTCTGGATTCTCATTATCATTTTCAATTCTTGAATATAAAAGAACATTATATGCTCCAAGTTCTCTGTAAATATCTGCACCATGACCGCCTTGTGGTGGTATAATGACATCCATCTTTGGTATAGTGGTTCCTGTTGGAACTCCACCTGCTATCAAATCAACATTAGCATAACTATATCCTGATCCTTGATTTGATACAGTAACAGTATCAACTTTAGAATCATTGTTTATAACAATAGTACATTCAGCATCGCTGCCATCACCTTTAATAGGAACTCTTGTATAAGTTCTGTTTGCAGTACCAAGACCAACTCCACGATCAGTTACTGTAACTATTTTAATTGATCCATCAACTGCATTGTCTCTAACTGCAGCAGTACCAGTAGCAGTAGACCAATCTGCAGGAACTGACATGAAGTCAGTAGTTTCAAATTTTATAACATCACTTGGAGTGACTGTATACATATATTTCCAAACATAACCGTCATTACTTGATCCTGCTGATCTTGGTTCCAAGTCAGTAAATGTTGGTTCATCTAGTGATGGTCTTCCTGATGGATTATCTGGATTACTTCCATTCTGCAAACAAATATAAACCTGATAATCAGTATTCATTACATAGTAAAATGATGCATAAAGATTAGTTGCACCTGAAACTGCTGCCGTCTTTGATCTACTATAATCATGTCTGTACATATCATAAGTTGTTCCAGAAGCCCAATTTCTCTTCGGAATAACTTGTCTTACATCTGAAGAATTAATTTTCTTCAATGCAACCATAGTATCCCAATAATCATTCTCTTCAGTAAAGTTATCCTTCGGTGAAGGAGGGGTAGTATCCCAATCAGATTGATAATCATTTGGATTGGGTAATCCAATGAATGAATAATATGCATTTGCACTGGATGTTACACCCGAAACAAAGTTTTTGGCATTTAATATTCTTATCTGATCTGTTATAATGGCGGCCATTTTGACAGTTTTTTTATTATTTATTAGGTATCATAATTTTTGTATTTTAACGATGCAGTTCTTTGAACTTTCATGGAAGTTTGAATTCCAGTAACATCGTTAGTTCCTATACCACCCAAAGTATATGCAGTATAGGAATTTAGTCCTGCTCTTGATTTAACATCAACACGACCCCAACTGAAGGCACCCAAATAAGGATTACCGCCATTTAATGTAGTTATACCAGAATACCCTGTGAAACGATCTTGAATATCACATATTACTCTTCGAAGAGTTGTTGATCCAAGACCATCATAACCAGCAGGTCCTACTATATCAGTAGCACTCTTAACAACGTATATATTATCTATATGCGAGTTTCCAATACCAATAACAGTTCCAGTTTGATTATCCATCGCTCTGATAGTAGTTGATGCAGAACCAATATTACTATCAAATACCATAAAGTAATCATTCGCTTTTATTGCACTCTTGGTTATAGGATTAGCAGCATGAGTTGAATCTCTTAAGTAAGAATTGAGTGGAATATGTAAATCAAAGACTAATTGGGTTGTAACACCAGTTATTGCGGTGGTTCCAAATCCAACAATTACACCATGATCTCCATACCATTGGTTGACTGCATTTTCCTCAAAATCATCAAGAGTTGGTGGACTAATAAGAACAATTGGTGAATCTGATGAGGTGTATCCATAACCAGGATTGGTTAATCCAACACCAGTAACTTGTCCACCACTTATAACAACATTACCAAATGCTTGGGTTGTTGTACCAATACCAACAGTGCTTGCAACACTTACTGTTGCAGTCGAATAACCTGCACCACCATCCGATATTGTTATAGAAGTTATAGTTCCTAATCCAGATACATTAGCACTAGCAAATGCGGGAAGTTTTGCATCTTGATTTATAAAGTTAACTTTATTCTGGAAAGCAACTGTTTGGTCATTTTCATTAGCAGGGTTAAAGAATGGTTGTACATTACTCATGTATACTGATGAAGAACCAATACCAACAGATTTGGTAATGTGAGCAACTGGATTAATTACTGCTTCATACAATTCTCTATCCTTACCAATTTCAATTTCATTAATAATCTTATCTTCAGTCTGTCTACACCATTTAACTGGTCTCTCTAAAGTATCATCTGAAGTATTTCCTGGTCCATTGTAAGTTGGAGTAGTAACTTTATCAGTAGAATCAACTCGAATAACTGCTCTAGCATCTTCTTCCCAATAATAGGGATGTCCCTTATCAGGATTAGGACTAATTGTAAGTTTATCACCCTTCTTAACAGTTTCAATAATTTCTACGAAAACAACATCAGTACTACCAGTTCCCTTATAGAACAGTATCTTACATGTATCATCAGGTTTAGGTGCTTCAGTAAAGGTAATTAAACTACCACCAGGGAATTCATATCCTTCACCTGGAACTTGAAGTACGTCATTAACAAATACAAGAAGAACATCTTGAATATTAATTCTTGATCCTCTCTTGGCAAGAATTGATATTAAAGTACCTGCAAGAGTTAAATTAAATGCTTGCTTATTTCCATCAAAATTCTTTTGAGGACTATCTAATAGTTGTAATTCACCAACAGTCCAACCAGTAAATTCATCAGCAAATACTTTTTGAACTGTAAGTTGGAATTCATTATCATTATAAGCAGAAGTTGTTGGTATACCTGTAAGTCCACCAATAGGAACTGTTAGAATTTCATTAACACCATAACCATATCCTTTACTCTCAATAGAGAAGTCGAGTACACTTGCTCCTTGACCAACAACAATATCTACGAATGAGTTAGACCCAACTCCAGAAACTGAAGATGAAGAGTAGAATAGTGGTATGTCTTGGTATGAACGTGGTTCATCGAATATAAGATTAGTAACTTTATCAACTGTTCCACCTCTTGCATAATTATGTTCTCTAGTTGATATACCACTCTTAATTTCAAATGTTGTTGGACTTACAATTCGAAGAATTGGTTCTCCAGTAAATGCTCTATCAGTCTTTCTTGGTGCTATGAGTGATGGTTGAGCAATTCCACCTGACTTATAGAATGTTGGTACAGTTGCTATACCGACATTAACTACAAATTGAGTAGAACTTAATACCTCAAGAACCTTATTTCCGTTATATGTTGGGTCTGTTGTTCTTGGATATATGTGTTCAGATGCTCCATTATCCAATCCACAAGTAAATGCAATACCTGTTAGAAGAACAGTGCTTGATTTAGTTCCAATAGTTGTTAGACCATGACCAACAGCAGTGGTAACAGTCATAATTCCACTTGCTGCACTATATGCCGCACCAGTAATACTCACTCCAGGTGCATAATCGCAAGTAAAGGCAATACCAGATACAAATACTTCATCACCATATAATAATCCATGAGAAGTTGATGTAGTAACAGTTGTTATACCAGATGCTGCTTGATATTCAACATTTGATATCGCTCTCTGGGAATAGAATCTTGCTTCAGTATTTGTTATGCTAACGTTAGTTGATATATTACCAGTTCCAGTCATGATGGTTGCAAATCCAACATGATATTCTGGAATCCTTTCACCAATTATAATTGCATTAGGATGTGCATACTGGAATGTATGAATACCTGTATTTGTAGAAGGAACCTGATCTAGGATTTGTACTTCAAATGAATTTGCATTAACATTAGTAGCTTGTATCCATCTACCACTTATTGGATCAGATTCTCTTGGATATAATTTAGTTCCACCAGAAGCATAATTACAATTAAATGCAAGAGTCTTATCTCTAATTTTAATATAGTCAAATTCACTTAAACCATGTTCAGCAACTGTTGTTACCGTTACAATACCTGTTACTGGGTTATATGCAGCAGTTGATACTCCAATATACTCACCATCTTGGAGTTCATTAATCTCTGCCCTAATATTAACATAACCAACTGTCGCAGTTGTTATTGCAACTTTAACTGAAGTATCAACAGGTATAATATGAGGAGAAGTTCCAGCTGAACCTATGCGTACAAATGTTCCACCCACAGAAACAATATCAACAGGAATTGTAAATGTTCCTAATCCTATTCTACAGTTATCTCCATTATTCAATACATTAAGTAATCCAAATACACTATTTTGATTCTTAAGATAAATTACTGTTGATCCAACACCCACTGGAGATGCTATTTCAGTTAGAATATCAGATTCTATTGCTGCTCTATAACCAGATCCACTGTTAGCAACACCAATCGTAGATATAGATCCTTGACTTCCAGCAGAACCAACAACTACACTTGCAGGAATTGTTAATACAGTTCCACCAGCAGCTACGAGTGGTTGATATCCACCTCCCTCTGTAGAACCAACTGAAAGAATAACACCACCAAGAGGAATACCTGCAGTGTTAACATCATTTCCGATAGATGCAGCAACTCCTGTAAATCTAACTGAACTAATACCACCAGATTCTTCTATTACATAATCATTACTTGCACCAGGACTTTGGAATATATCATTAACTAAAAGTACAGCATTTTCGGTAGATACTCCAGTAACATCTTCTCCACTATCATAAAGTCTAAATGTTTTCTCAATACCGTTGAATTTATTTGAAACAGTATCGAAAACGAAGTTTCTATAGTAAGTTTCATTTGCTTCATCTTCTACACCAGAACGCATAAATGTTCTTCCGTGGAAACTTGAACTGGTTGATATACCACTCCAATCTCTTTCATCAGGTGCATTAGTAGTTGAACCAATTGGAACATTACCAAATGGTGCTTCAGCGAATGTCAAACTATTATTGATAATATTATAATTTCCAACGACTTTCGTTACTAGATCACCTGTAGCAGCAGCTCCAATCTTGGTTCCTAACCACCCTCTACGAACTCTAATCTGATTAGTTTCACCAATACCAATACCTTCAATCTTCATTATCTCATTATTAATTTGAATCAATTCTGATCCATAGTATGAGGTAATTCCACTAAGTTTTAGATGATCATCAATTGAAGTTACTTGGTCAGCAAGAACTGTAGTTATCGCTGTTGCAACAACGGGAGATTGAACTACATTATCAATCGTTATTACTGCTTTAGCATTTTGATTAGTAGCAGCAAATCTATGACTTGTACCAATACCAACACTTGTAAGGTCTAATGAAATAGGAACTCTTTTTAGTGCATTTGCTGCACTACTTGCAAGTTTAATACTATCTTCATTGATTTTAATAACAAATACATCTTCAGGTAATAATTCTGTATTACCTATACCAGCAAAAGAACTTTGTGCAATACCAATAGCAGATGTAATACCACCAACGTGATGATACTTGACTGCCTCACCAGTTACGAAGAAATGGTTTGGAAGATTGATTGTATTGGCAGAAAGATTAACAACAGTAGTATCATTACCAGTAAAGTATTTCTCGAATATTGGATTTAATTCATGTGTTAAACCAAATTCTCTCTTAATAGCATTTTCGGTTCCCTCATATTGAGCAAAACCAGTTCTGATCATACCATTAGTAAAGTCAATGTTATCATTAGTATCATCAACAAATGCCATTGCATTCATGAATGCAGTTACACTAACAGCAATTCCTGCTCTTGGTTTAAAGTATAAGGTCTTATCAGTTCCATTCATCTTGGTTCCGAATGTACCTAGACCAGTTTTAGACTCAACATTACCATACTCAACCATATATGTTTGACCTGCACCATCCTTATCAACATCATCATCACACATCAAGAGTTCGGACATTACATATCTCTTATTCGTCGAGTCTGTAACTTGAAGAACAAAATATGCAGCATCAAAAGAAGAACTATATTGACCAATAGTTGTAATACCTGGACTACCAGAAGATGCAATATTTGTAGTTCTTGCTTCTATAAGAGCATGTTTTAAGGATGCTGTTCCAATACCTTGTGCATGGTTGCTATGTATTCCTACCTGAATTGTATTGATTGTTACTCCTATACCATTATTCTTGGGTATGAAGTCAACTTTCATATTTGTGCCATCAAGACGAGCATAATATGTTCCAAATCCTGGACCAGCAGTAATTGGTATTGTAGAAGTTAATTCACCATAATCAACACCATATACATCACTATTGTCATGAACAAGATTAAGTTCATTAAATTGGTGCTCATTATTTGCATCAGACAATGATACTAAAAGTTTCATTGATCTGTATGTGTGTGCAACAGAAACTAATGTTGTAGTAATACCTGTGCCACCACTAGAATCGTAAGTAGAGCAACTACTTGTATCAATATCAACTACACCACCTAGATTAGTTGTACCTATACCTAGAATATTATCATCTAATGTGTAAGCAATAAATCCAATATCAAAATCATTTACAGTATAATCA